TGCAATCTTCAAAACTAAACACCGCTAAATATTCAAAATCTAAAAGGTGAAAACCATCCGGTGTATCCTTGGCAATAAAGGCAGTTTCAGCCCCTTCCACCCAGCAATCAAACTTGCCTTTGGGCACAATGTCTTTGCCTATAAAAAATTCTTGTAACGCTTCAAATTTATCCATTAGATTAATTCAACCGTGGCCGATTTAAGCCCCAATAAAGTTCTAATAGCCTGATTACTGGTTCCCATGTATTCATTCATGAGTTGTTCACGGTTTGATTCCAACGAATCAGCTTTATCCTTTGTCATCACATCCACAATGATGGGTAACAACTTGGCTTTGGCATGTGAGAACACCGCACGAAAATAAACGCTTTCTAAAACGTTTTTCCCTGCCACCGTTTCATTATCGGTTTCAGCCAAGGTGGTTAATTCTGTTTTTTCTTTTAAGGTCTTCAAGCGTGTGTTTATTTCAATAATTGATTGAATTAACTGGTATTTAACCTTGTCATTGTCAACACCACTTACTTGGTAAAACTGATTCTGAAAATCGGCAATGGACACATCAGGAAAAAACCCGTTGTTTTGTAAAGTCTCAATGCTTTCTGAAACTTTTTTTAATCCAAATTCGCTCATATTCAAAACCTTTTAATGGGTGTTGGCGCTATGGGTTTAAGGCAAGCGTGCATAAATGCAGATGCCGCCACCCAAAGGCCAACGGGTGGGGTGGAGTCTAAGAAGCTTCCGCCTCATTCGTTTCGGCTTCAGTATCATTTGACACATCACCGGATTCTGTTTCGCCTTCACTTGATTCATCAGCCACCGCTAACGCTTCAATTTTGGCCAGTTCTTTTTTAGCTTTATTTAATTTTGTGGTTACCATGGCTTTAGTGTTGAATTTTTCGGCCAACTCTAATTGTTCAACCGCACCGCGCCAGGCTTCCGCATCGGACGCAATTAAACCGGCCAACTTGTGGTACTTAGATTTGATTTGGTCGAAGGTATCCAGGCCACCCATGTATTCAAGGGTGTCGGATAGATAAGGTTCACAAGAACGTTCCGCCTTGTATTCTTTATCAAGGTAATCGTGCAAGGTATCCAAAACCCATTCTTGAATCTTGGAATTAAAGCCTTCGGGCATATCATCATTTTGTTTAATGGCATGACCAGCCAATTCCATGGCCATATCAATTTGTTTGGTATCAAACGCCCACACCATCACCTGCACTAATACAGGGTTTTTATGGCGCGTGTTTTGTGAAAAGTAGGCATTCAAATAAGATTCGTATTTAGGAATTAAAAGTTTCTTTTCTTCATCACGTTGTTCATGACTTTTGATTTCTTTCAAAAGTATTGAATCGTTTTTTATCATGGTACTAATACGCTGAAGCTCGGCATTTAAACCCAAGCCTTGCATGTCATGATTGGTTGCCTGTGCAACCTTTTGTGTGGTTGCCTTTGGTGCTGTGTTACCAGCTAAACGCTGTTGGTGTTGTTGCATTAAGTTCATTTGTTCCACCCCTGAAACTAAGTTTAAGAATGGGGCGATGAAGCCCCGTTAAAATTAAGACTTACAGCCAGCCACTTGCGTCAACCGAAGTCGGAACCGGCAACTTGACGTTTTTAAACTCGATACCCGCAACCGATTCATAATCCTCGATCACATAGGCTTGGTTCATTGATGTGTAGTTTTCGACTTGGTCTTTTGAAGGGTTGTCCACAATACGGCGGCGCACGCTGCCTTTTTGTGTGTACAAACCTAGGTTTTCCAGTGGCGTGATTAAAATACCGCGACCAGGAAAGTAAGCTTCTTCAAACAATGGCAAGCCACCAAATTGGCGTGTAATTTTATCCACTTCGGCAATCTGCTTTTCAGTGGGCGTGTTACCGTGGGCCTTGTATAGCTCTATACGTTGCGCGGCCAATAGGTCTTCACCTATCAACACCACCATTTTTTTATTCTTGCGCTTGTGAACTGGAATGCCGCTTTTAACGGTTTCAACTATCACATCAATATTTTCAAAATCACCACCTGGGCCAAAACGAATTTCACCCGCGTTGGCACCTTCACTTAACAATTGCGCTGGGGCGTTATCACGAATTTTTTGGAACCAGCCCACGTTCACATCTTGCAAAAGTGGATTGGTTGCTGGGTTAGAATCTCCCACCCAGGCTTCACCGTACCAACCAATCATCACTTGGTTATTAATGATCATTTCAGTGATTAGCTGTTGAATAAGGGTCTTGAATTCTTTGAACTCGGCCCATTCGTCTAGATCTTCGTAAGTGGTTAAGGTGTCAAAATTCACCTTCTTCATTTCATACTGGTCATCAGATAACGAATGCAGTTTTTTAGGGGTACGCGTACCACCGCCCGCCGTATCCACTGTGGTGGCACCAGGGCCAGAAAGTGATAAGCCAATTTTGGCACCGGTGGTTTGTTGACGAGTGCGGTAATTGATTTTTGAAAGGAACGTTGAATTAGCCTGAATGGCTTTTTTCAAGTTTTGTTCAACCGATGGCGTGGCCACAAAGGATTTTGCATTTTTAACAATGCTTGAGTGGATGCCAAACGCTTTGGCCACTGTGTCTAAATATGCGTTAAACGCTTTTAATGTATTGGTTTGCATGTTTATTACCTGCTTAATCTATTAACTGAATTGGTTGGTTTTATAATTACTAAAATCAGCTAATTAATTAGAAAGCTTTAAACTCTTCGGCTTTATCACCGTCACCGTCTGGGTCGGTTGTGCCGAACTCTTCACCCTTAAGGGTCGTAAGTTCAGACGTTACGGTTTCCAAGCTTTTTGAAATGGTTGCTAGGGAATCAGTAACGGCATCGAAGTCTTTTCGAGAAACAAAGTCTTTAGAACCTTCACCTTCATCACCACCTTTATCACCTTCACCATCTGGCTTATTAATAAATCCCTGGATGTTTTCCATTAAGGCTTCATGCTGCGTGCTCTGCTGAGTCATAAACGCTTCAAATTGTTCTTTGTTCATCTCTTTGTCTTCCTGGTTGGGGTTATCTAGGTTATGTGCAAAGGCATTGGCCGGAATGTCACCCATGGAGTTCAATGCATCAGAAAGGCCGTAATTTTGCGGGGTTGAAATGATGAATTCAGAATCTTGTTTTTTCTTGAACTCTAGTGGCTCAGTCCCCACCGAACCTGGTTGGTCAACAATGCCCAAGCCAGCCAAATAAACTTTTCCGGTTTTTGCAAAGTCGGGCCAGATTTCAATAGAAGTGAAAAGGCTTTGTCCCTTCTTGTTTAATTCGATCAAGTATTGATTGGGTGATAAAACGGCATACAAAGCGAGGCGACCATTTAGCGGGTCACTTTCATCATTAATTTTTGCAGCTTTAACCGCCACCACTTGGCCATAATTTCCGTAATAACGAATATGGTCTTTCCACATCAACGCGCCGTAAAATTTTGGGTTGTAGGTTTCGGCCAGCTCGTTCAATTCGTCTTCAGTGATTTCTCGATCATCAATGGAATCACCGGCAACAGCAACACGGTAAAAACGAGTTCTTAATTTTGCGGCCATGTTCATTCCTGTTATCGGTTAATTCGTTTCATTGGCCTTAACTTTAATCACAAAAAACATAGTTAAAAAGTGGCTAGCGTCCAACTATTTCCATTAATAAAAAACATGGATAAAGCCAAATTGGTTTTTAAGATTTAGCGCGCTTCATGAATTAAATTAAAGGCATGAGATACAGTGACGAAATTAAAACCGCCGCCAGAATACTTTTTTTAAAAGGTATGAAGCCGCCGCAAATCATTCTTGAATTGCCTGAAATAAATAATGTTCGGGTGATTTACCAGTGGGCTGAAAGCGGTAATTGGTACGACCAGATAAAACACCTTGACCCTCGGGTTGTGGTGGCCAGGCGTTTCAATCAGTTAATTGAGAAACCAAACAAATCAGATAATGAATTTAAAGAAATTGATTGTTTGATGCGCCAGATGGAAAAACTGGACAAAGTTAATTGGATTAATGGCACTGACAGTAAAAAACGCATAGATGAAGGCAAGCAAGAATCACAAGATCGAACAGGAAACTCTAAGA